GGGGTGCCAAGTGAGGCCGGGCGACCGCTACATCCGCGCCTGTGCAGCGCTGGGTGTCGATCCGGTCCCGGGCTTCGGCGGCCCGCTCACAACCGAGATCATCGTCGACAAGCCTGCATACCATGCCTATCAGGTCGAGCTCTCCAAGGTCGCTGCGCAGGTCGAGGCTGCCGCGGGACTGCCGCACGGGGTGCTCTGGTTTGGCTACGCTGAGGGGCGATGCTCCCTGTCTCGCGGCAACATGGCCACTCCAACGGTGGTGTCGTGTGGCAGTGATGCGGTCGACGCGCTCATCGCGGCCCTTGAGGATGCCGCCCTTGACGTGGCGGCCGCGCGCCGCGCTGGTGCCCCGTGACCACCGCCCGCGTCGTCTACCCCCGCCTGCCCGTGCCCGCCTACGTGCCGCCCTCGCCCGCTGCTGCGGCTGCCCTCGCCACGCTGCTGTCCGGCGGGCCGTGGCTCACCCCGCACGGCCGGGAAGTGGTCGCCGAGGACATCGAGCGCGTCTATGCCCTGGTCTGTCGGCGCCAGCGGTGGACAGGCAGCGGCGTCACGATCCGGGCCGTGGCAGTCCTGCGGGACGCGGGCCTGATCGTCCGGCCGCGGCCGCCTGCGCGCCCTGGCGCGTGGGTGCCTGCCGTCGACCCGGTGCCTGTGCCCCGTCGCCCGGTGGTGCGGGTGCGGATGCCGAGGGCCGACCCGTCGGAGCGCGGGCCGGACCCTGCGTGCGTGCGGCCTGCCGACCCGGCGAAGGTCGCGCGGTTCTGGCACCGGTCCGGGGCGGACGTGGAGGGCATCGCCGCCGAGCTCGACAGGGCGTGCCCGCGCGACGGGCGGCCCTGGACGGCAGCCGAAGCGGGCGCGCTGCTCGGCGGGCTTGCCGCGATTGACGTGCGCAAGCGGCTTCCGGTGGGCCGCAAACTTTCTTAATCGAGAACCGCCGACCTCCCCCGGCCACGGGGCCGCCGCGAGGCCCCGGCACCGCCGCGCACACCGCGCGCCTCACCAACAGGAGCCCGCCATGACCACCACCCCCGACTGGCAGACCCTCTGGCAGTCCGAGCGCACCGCCCGCCTCGCCGCTGAGGCCCGCCTGCGCGCCCTGCACCACGTCCTGTGGCTGGCGCTGGTTGGCGTCGTCGCCATCGCCGCACTGTGCGGCACCCTCACCGCCGCCGAGGCCGCGTCGCACGCGGTGGCGGCGCACAACGTCAACCGACAGGAGCAGCCATGACCAACCCCGACCTGAAACCCTGCCCGTTCTGCGGCGCAGAGGCCGGATGGGTGACCGAGGAGAGAGTCATCGAGTGCGGCCACTGCGCGGCCACCGGACCGTGGCGGGATCTGCGCGAGGCCGACTGGGACACCCGCCTCATCGAGGACGCCCTGCGCGCCCGCGCCGAGGCCGCCGAGGCCGCGCTGGCCACCGCGCGGGCGGAGGCCGACCGCCTACGCGCCACCATTCGGGCAGCCGCGCGCGCCCTGCCGGAGTGGTCGGAGGGCGCGCTTGAGCACCTGTCGCCAACGGAGCTTGTGGCAGATGACGTGCGGCTGGCGCTGCGCGAGGCGCTGGCCAGCCCCGTGGAGGGCGCATGACCGCCCCTGGCACCACCGCCGCCTGCGGGTCCGCCCCGGCGGGCGGCGCACGTCGGCGGCTGCGCGGCTGCGGGCGCACCTGTTGACGTTGGACGCTTGGGTGTTCTGCGAGTGGGCGGATTGGGCCGACGGATGGGCCGCGGCGGCGCGGCGGTGGGCATGAGGGCCGCCCTCACGGCCGTCTGCCCCGTCTGCGGCCGCCGCTTCCGCAGCCCCGGTGACGCCCCGTGGTGCTCGGTCGGCTGCATGGCTGCGGCCTACCGCGAGCCCGAGCCCGAGCCCGCCCCGGTGCCCGATGTGGGGCGGGGCGGCGAGGACACACAGGAGCGCCGGCCGCTGTCACCGCGTGAAATCCCGGACCCCTCCGCCGCGCGGTAGACTCCGGGCAGGCTCGCCCCACCCCTCCCGGCGGTCGCGGCGTGCCCGGGGGCCAGATGACCGACACCCGCAGGCAGGCCCGCCCGAAGCCCGGTGCCGCCCCTGAGGGCCAGCCCGCGCCGGTCCTCGCGTCGCGCCCTGCCGTGGTCGAGGCGTGCCTGGGCATCCGGGCCGACATCACCGCGGCCGTACGCACGGACCGGGCCCACGCGGACCTGTGGGCGGTGCACGCGGCCGTCGGCGGGCTGCTCGCCGCGGAGCTCGCCGGGGCGGGGCGGCTGCCGCTGGCGGTGGCTTGGGCCCGGCTGGTCTGGCGCTGCGCTGTCGTCGTCGCCCGATGGGGCGGGCCGGTGCCGCCTACGACTTGAAGGCGCGCCGGGCGGCGGTCTTGACCGCGGCGGCGGTCATGCCGCGGGCGGTCGCGGCGGCCATGAGGCGCCCGGTCCACGCGGGCAGCTTGACCGCGCAGTCGTCGTACCAGTCCGACAGGCTGACGTTGGCATCGTCGGCGCTGGCCTGCAGCACGGCGAAGACGGCGTTCGTGGGGCTGTCCCCGGTGCCGGTCGCGACGTGGAGCATCCGGCCGTCGGGGCACTCTTCCATGCCGACCCAGACCTCGCGGTGGGTGGCACTGAAATGATCGTTGCCGCTGTTCGTCTCGATCTTGCCCATCAGGACTCCAGAGGGCCGCGGGGCACCGAGGCAGGGCCGGGCGCGGCGGTGGACGTGTGGAGGGCAGCGATCAGGTTGTCAGCGACCGACAGGGCCAGCCCGAGAACCATCGCGGCAATCGACATGCCGGGCTCTGTCGCGGGGGCCGGTTCGGGAGCGGCAGGCTCGACAGGGGGCCGGCGCGGCGGCATCGGCGCAGGGGCCGCGGGCTGGACGAGGGCAAGGTTCATTGCCGACTCCGGGCGGCCGCTTCGGCCACGGCGATCAGGTCGCGGATTCGCTCAAGCGCCGCGGCGGTTTTCGTGGCCTCAAGGTCGACGCGGTGCTCAAGCGCAGCCATCGCCTCCCGCATCTTCGCGCGCTCTTCGGCGTGCCGCGCGGCTTCGTCGCGCCATTGCTTCCACGCCGCGGCGAGGGCGGCGAGGATCACGCCGGACGGGCCCGCACCCTGTAGCAGCGGGGCGAGCGCGCCGAGGTCACCGGCGGCCGCGGCGCCCGGCGCAGGTGCGCCGTCGACCTGCGCGCCGGCGGTGGCTGCGAAGGCTGCGACGGCGAAGGCGATGACGCCGGCGACGACGACGAGGGTAGGGCCGCGGAGGTGGGCGGGGATGCGGGGGAGAGTGCGCATGGTCGGCATCATACCCCGCGGACCTCCCAATGGGGGCCGTCCTTCGTGCGCTCCCAATCGCCGCCCCACGACAGGGCCACCCCGCCGGTCAGGCCCTCGGCGGTCATCTTCGCCCATTCCGCCTTGACGACCGGCGCGACGGCATGGTAGGCGGCCCAATCCCAAGACACCGAGCCCTTGACGATGGGGGCGACGTCGACGGCGTGCGATGGCGAGGCGTTGTGCTTCGACTGCCCCGGCTTTGCGTTCGTGACAGTCTTCTCGCCCGGGATGCCGCGCCGGCCCTTGGCGTAGAGTTCGGCCTGCTCAGCGTTGGTCCGGTGGCCGTAGAGCACGGTCAGATCGTGCGGCAGGTCGGGGCGCTTGATCACGCGGGCGAAGAGCTCGCGGAGGAGTTCGTGGCAGGTCTGCAGGCGCGCGGTGGACGTGGGGCCGAAAGCGTAGGGCATCAGGGCCTCTTGCACATGTTGGGGGTCACGAGGTCGTGCCATCGCCGATGGCATGGGCCGCAGATGCGCGCGGTTGGCCATCGGTCGGCGTCGCTGCCGAACAGGTGCCGCGGGGCGAAGTGATGCGTCTCAAGGTGGGCCACGGTCCCGCACACAGCACACGGCGCGGCATCCGCTGCGGCCTGCGGCCATTCCGGCAGGGCGGCGAGCGCGTCGGCAGGGATCGACTTGACTGCGACGAATGGGGGCGACCCGGGCGGGGTGTGCTGACAGCGCATGCACCAAGACCGGACCTTGACTCCGTTGGCGGTCCGGTCGCGGTAGAGCATCGCTTGGCAGTTGTCGCTGCCACACCCCTTGGGCATCCCCATCGGTTCAGTCCTTGTCGGCGAGGTCCGCGATCAGGTCGGCAGCAAGCTCGGCCAAGTCGGCCGCCAAGCGTCGGATCTCGGCGGGGGTGAAGCCGCCGGCCGATGCCACGGTGACGCGGGCGGCGAGGCGCAGAAGGCGGGCGATCAGGGTGGGCTTCATGTCAGCACTCCGGGATGGGTGCGCGGGCTGCGCGACGGGTAGCGTAGGCGCACAGGTCGGCGGTGGTCAGGCGGTGGACGTGCGGCGCGGCGCCGGATCGGCGGACGATGAGGATCATCGGGTGGTCTGTGCCCAGCGGACCACGTCGTTGTGCAGCGCGACGGCGCGGTCGATCAGGGCGGGCGGAGCGTTGGCAGCGCGCAGGTAGGCGACCAAGTCGGCGGACTCTTGCGGGGACTCAATGGCCGCGCCGGGCCAGCCGATCCGCAGCGGCGCGCCGTAGTGCGCTTCGCCGTGGTCAAGCCGGGTCAGGATGAAGGCGCGGGCCTCGGGGGTGAGGGTCGCGGGCAGGTGATCGCGGACGGCGGGGCCGTCGGTGTCGCACGGGCCGCAGTCGTGTAGGGCGAGGTCCAGCGTCATGCGGGCAGGCCGTCAAGCTGGCCCGCGGCGAGGGCGGCAGCCAGTCCCGCGCAGACTGCGTCAGCGATGGCAGTGCGCCCGGCGTTGTAGGCGGCGAGGTCGCCAGGGTCAGTCGGGGGCGTAGTGGTGGCGCAGACGCGGGCGGGGGGCTGCGTGAGGGTCAGGCGCAAGTGTACGGCGGGGACGTTGTCCTCACCCATCCATGCTACTTCGATCACGGCAGCGGCAGCGGTAGGGGTCGACATTGGAGCCTCAGACGTTGCGGGTCTTGACGACAACGCGGGTCAGGGTGAACCCGGCTTGAAGCTGGGCCATGATGCCGCCGAAGAGCGTCGCGCCGAAGCGAGTGCCGGCCGGGGCGTCGCTGACGTCGGCGGTGACGGTCGAGGACAGGAGCACCGCCCCGGTTAGTGCGGTCAGGTCGGCGTCGCTCGGAGCGGTGGTGCCGTAGAAGGCCCACAGCACCGACCCGCCTTGCAGCAACAAGGTCACGCACCATGCGCCGGTTGGCGTGGCCTCCGCCGATCCCCAGTTGGTGAACGATTCGTTGGTGGCGATCCGGCGCTGCTGCTGCGTCGTGGAGAGCAGGCCCTGCACCGTGTTCGATGTTCCGGTCGAGAACCGGGCTTGGTCGGCGCTGATTCCGACGCGCCACGCGGTGCCCGCCCCTGTCCAGTCGGTCAGGTTGGACAGGTAGAAGGTCACGGCGAGGCCGTTCATCGCGTCTTCGGGGAAAGTCAGCCCCGCGGTGGCCTCAAGGTCAATCAGCGCGTTGACGCTGCCGGTCGCGCTCGCGCCGTCGCACCGCAGGCCGGTTGCGCCGGCGGTGACGGTGCCGGTGTTCGATACCGACGACGCCCACACCGATGCGACCGTGGCGCCGCCCGCAGCCCGGGTGACGGTGTTCACGACGCCGTCGGTCAGCGTCGCGGTGGTCAGGCCGGTCAGGTCGAGGTCGAGGGCGGCGGTCCAGCCGACCGCCTCGTCGCCGACGTTGACCAGCGCGTCGCTGCGGCTGGTCTGCCCGGACGCGGACGCGGTCAGGGTCGCGGCGTAGGCGACCCCGCTGGCGACGGTCCACGTCCACGCCCCGAGACCGGAGCCGCTGGCGGTGGGCGTGCTGCCGTCGCTGCCGCGGACGGCGCAGGTGTAGGTGGTGCCGGCCGGGGCGCCGGGGTGGGTCCACGTCGCTGACGCGGACGTGGTGCCGCTGGCGAGGCTTTGGACGGCGGGGGGCGTCGGGGCGGTGAGGTCGGTGACCCCGCCGGGACGCGGGACGATGCGGGTGCGCAGGCGGGGCATGGTCAGGCGCCCACGACGACGTGGGCCACGTCGTTCGCGCCGTCGCCGGCGATGTACAGGACTACCGCGTGACTGCCGGGGGAGCAGTTGACCATGAAGGGCACCGACTCCTCAAGTCGCACCGCATCGGCGTTGTAGGCCGCGCCGTCGGTCCCACTGTGCGAGACGAAGCCGGCGGAGGGGGTCGTGTTGTTGGACGCAAAGATCCGGACGCTGATCTCCCGGGCCCACCGCGGGAAGGTGACGCGGGTCACGTTGCCGGCGGTCCCGCCCAGCGCGACCTGATCGGTGATGGGGCCGGGGCTGCCGGTCTTGGTGACGTTGAAGGCCATCGGACACCTCGCACGGGTAGGCTATCACAGGGCGCGGCGGGCGGCTATCGCGGCGGTGCGGGCTTAGATGCGCTCCACCGACCACAGACCCAAGAGCCAGCGGCCGCCCTGCCATCGCTTCGACCGGACCCACAGGACGCGGTCGGTCCAGCCCAGCGCCGGGTCGGTGACTGCGATGGCATCGCCGGGGGACAGGTGCGACACAGACAGGGGCGCGCTGTAGGTGACGGTGTACGGCCGGCCGGCGCGCAAGGCCAGCCAAGACAGCCCGAGCGCGTACAGGGTGCGCTCCTCTTGGGCCCACGGCAGGATCAGCGTTTGGTCTTCGGGCGCCTGCGTCTCGGCGGGGACTTCGCGGGTACGGGAGGTGAAGCCGGCGCGGCGGCCGATTGTCCCGGCCGTGCTGCCGACCGTGTCCGCTTGGCTGTCGAGAATGACCGTGCGCGCGCTGCCACCGGTCAGGACGTTCTGCCCGCCTTGGATTGTCAGACGCACAGGCGCGGGGCCGTCGTCGTAGACCGCGGCATCCAGCCGCACCCATCCGGCCTCGGGGCTGCCGTCGGCCGCGGCCTGCGCGGCGGTGGCGTTGGGGTCGAGGTAGCCCAAGATCAGGCCGTCGGGGCCGGCGCGCAGGGTGACGGGTAGGTAGGGCAAGACCTGCGTCGACAGGTACTCCCACGCGGTGACTTCGGGGTCGTTCAAGTACAGGTCGAAGCGGTAGCCGCGCAGGGCATCAATCGCCGGGGCGCTGCGGCCTGTGTCAAACGGCAGGCCGGCGCGGGCCAACAGGTAGCGGATCGCCTCGCCGGCCGTCGACGGGCGGCCGGGTCGGGACGCGCCGCCCGCACCGGACGCCTCGGACCATGCGACGGCGAAGACATCGGCCGTGTCGCTGATGGTCGCGGCCGCGGTGATGTCCACGTAATGGTACGCTTGCCCGCTGTCGGTGATTGACGTCTTCAGCGCGAAGGCTTCGGACGCGCTGCCATCGCTGATGGTCACGTCGTCGCCCGTAGTAGTGACGCTGTCGCCTGCAACCAGGAGCAGCGACACAGGGCCGCCCAGCGTCGCGACCGGGTAGGCGGGCGTGCTGAACAGGCCGATCAGGGATGCGCCGGGCTGCCCGATCACGAGCGGGAAGGGGTAGCCGGCGGCATCCTCGCGGACGGTGGGGAAGTCGCCCGCGGTGATCACGGCCTGCGGGGAGAGCAGCGGGACGCGGGAGGTCCACGGGGTGGCCTCAAGCGATGCTGCAAACCACGACGCGGGGCGCTGCGGGTCGCCCCACGCGGGCTGCGCGAGGCGGCCGCGGGCCACGAAGACGCGCGCGCCGTAGGTGCCGGTCAGCGGGGCGCCGATGCGCGGCGGGGTGACCAGCACGTAGGACAGGACCGCTTCAGCTTCCCGTAGGTCGATCCCGCGGGCGGCGAGGTAGGCGGGGGTCGGCGTGATGTGGGCCTCGAGCGCGACGGTCTGCGACGCGGGGCGCACGGTCAGCAGGTCGATCTCTTCGGCGAAGTCCACGTCGGACAGACCGCCCGCGCACTCGACAGGCGCGCCGTCGTCGTCAAGGACGATTGGCTGTGTCGACAGGCGGAAGGTCACACCCGGCAGGTCGAGGTCCAAGAGCCAAACCATCTCAGCGTCGGCGCGCGGCATCAGACCTCCTCAGTGATGACGAGGTTTCCGGACCGGTGGACTTCGTCGGTGAGTTCTTCGCCTTGGATCGTATCGAGGCTGTCGGTCGCAGACGCGGTGCCGACGATCAGGCCGGCGCGGCGGTGGATCGTCTGCGTCGTCGTGATCGGCAGGGTGACCTTGGGCAAGAGCGCGACCATGCGTCCGTCGGCCTCGTTGAGCAAGCCGGTGAGGCTGTGCAGCGTGGCGGAGTTGGCGTTGGATGCGTCGGCGCTGTCGTAGTCCGGATAGTCCGGCTCGGGGCTTGCGGCCCACATCTGGGTTTCATCCACGCCATCCGCCCAAGTCATCTGGATGACGCGGCGCGCTGGGGCGGGGCGGGCGAGGTACGTGCTCCGGTCCGGCTGGACTTCGACGATAGACCCGCGCTCGGTGGTCTGTGTGCGGCCCCAAGAGTACGGCTGCGCGAAGATGTGCAAGGGGCCAAGGACCATCTGCCCGATGGTGTAGTAGTCATCGGCGGTCTGCTGCGCGTCGATCAGGATGCGCCAGCCGTCGGCGTTTGCGGTGAAGGGGAAGATCACCGCGACGTCGGGGGACCACAGGCGCATCGTGCCGCTGGTCTGCTCTGTGCCTGCGACGCCGGTCAGGGTCAGGCGGCAGACCGGGCCTCCGTAGGTGCCGGTCGACAGCTTGCCCTCGGTGTTGTGCCGGACCTTGCGTTGCGCGATCAGGATGCCGCCGCTGATGTTGCCGAACTGCGCGGTCCAGCCGGTGAGCTCGCCGGTTGCGAAGTAGGGCCGGGCGGCGGCGTAGGTTGACGGGGTGAGCACGTCGCCGGTGCGGGTGAAGCCGATAGCGGTGGACGAGATTGCCGCGTCAATCGTCGCTTGCGTCGTCCACGTCCCGCCGACGCGGGCTTGGATCGCACCGGTGCGCCAGTTGATCCCCCGCAGGATCAGGGCCATCACGGGTGCGGTCGGGGCGCTGTCGGCGCCGGTGGACTGTAGCTGCAGGGCGATGGTCTGCTGGACGTTGTCGCCGGTGGAGCGCCAGCCCAGGCGTGGGGACCGGGCGACCTGCGGCAGGATTCGGGCGGCGCTGAAGACGGCGTCCGGGGTGACGGTCCACGTCTGGCCGGTCAGGTAGGGCCCGCGCAGGCCGGACAGGGCGGCTCCGCTGCGGGCGTAGGCGAAGCGCGGGGCGGCGGGGATCTGCCGACCCTTGAGGATGTCGGGGAGATAGGCCGGGTCGAACGCGTCCCAGTGCGCCTGCGTGCCGACGTTGCTGTAGCCGGCGCGGTCGCCAAAGGACACCGCAACGAAGAACCAGCGCGAGGTCACAGCGCCGGCCACACCCGAGAAGGAGCCGAACTGGATGCGGTGATTCCCGACCACTCCGCCGTCGTCGGTCAGGGTTGCCGTGTCGAGCAACGTCCACTCGCGGATTTCAGCGTCGGCCCACGCGCGGACCCACACCGCGACCGCACCAGTTGACCCATCGAGGCCGACGCGGACGTGCTTCGGGCCGGTGGCCAGGGTCGCCGAGGCCATGATCTGCGTGTTGCTGACGTTGTCGTAAACGACGACGGCCACGGTGTTGACGCGGACGCTGACCTCGTAGCCGTACACGCCATCGTCCACGCGGCAGCGCAGGGCGATCCGTTCGGTGGTCGTGTCCGGGTTGGTGACCGCTTCGATGGCGGCCTCGCAGATCAGCGTGTCGCCGGTGGTGTCGCGGGCGGACGGCTCGGCGACGATGGGGTCGTTGAAGGTTCCATAGGCGGTGGAGGCCAGCGGCACGCTGAGATTCAGCCGGCCGGGGGCGGACAGGGTCGACGAAGCCGTGCCAGTCTCGGTCCACGTCACGCTGTTCGGGATCGCGGACGGCTCTTCGTAGGGCAACCACGTCCAGTCCCAGGACGCTTGGTCTTGGTAGCGGGCCCCGCGGTTGATGGGCGGCAGGCACTGGGTGGTCAGGCCACCCAGGTAGGCAAACCCCAAACTGTTGCCGTAGGTTGCGGTCGGGGCGTTCCAGTTGTGCGCGACCACAAAGCGGCCGCGGTGGGCGCAGGCGGCGAGGCTGTGGGCGAACACGGCCTCGGGGGTGACGCCGGTATCGCCATTGTTGGGGCTTACCCACCGTGCGCTGTAGGCGTAGCCGGACGGGTCGTTGGCGCTTTGCACGTCCTGGCCCCAGGGGATCCACGTCACGCCGAGGTCTTCGGTCGCGAAGACCTGCCCGCGGTAGATCTTCGTGTCCGGGTCGGGGCTGTACTGCGAGGCGAAGGCATACACGGCGCCGACTTCGTCGACGGCGAGGCCAAAGCCGTTGTGCCGGCTGACAGTGCCCGCGCCGGTGTCGGTGAGGTAGGCGGAGCCCAGTCCGGTTGAAGAGCCCAGCGTGGCGATCACCGACGACGCGGAGGACTGGAACGCGGACCCGTAGCGCCGGACCTTCGTGCTGTAGGCACCCGCTGCGAAAGCCCCGAAGATGGCCAAGAACTGCCCGCCGACTGCGACGACGTCGACGCCACCCTCGCCGGACAGGGTGCTGACGCGCGAGAAGGAGCACCCCAGGTCGTCGGACGCCCACTGATAGACGGTGTTCGTGGTGCCGCTGCGGGTGTGTAGGAAGAGGATGATCTGCCCGTTGGCGTAGGCTGCCCTGGTGCGCCGGACCGTGTTGGCTGTCACGCCCTGAACGGTGGTGCTGTCCACGCCGGCGGGGCCGGCGGCCTCGGTCCACGTCGCGCCGTCGTCGTCGCTGTAGAGGGACCAGACGTAGGCGACGCTGCCGGTCGGGGACTCCACCGCCACGAAGAGCATGACCCGGTCGCCGACCATCACGAGGCAGGGGCCGTAGGGTGCGAGGCTGCGGGTGCTGACGCTGATCTCGCTGCCCCAAGACGTGGCGCCGGCGGCCTTGCGGTACACCACGAGGCTGCCCGTGCCTGTGCCTTTGCGGGCGCAGGCCAGGAGCGTCCCGGCGGGGGTAGCGCAGACATGCGGCTGCGTCAGGTAGTCTGCCGTGCTGGTGCTGTAAGACGCGGCGTCCCAGAAGGCCACGCTACCCGGACCCTCCCATCCCGCCCATCCGGTCGACCCGTCCGGGGACGTGGCGAAGGTCGCCGCGGTGGACTGCGACGACGGCAGGCCGGCGGACTGAACGCGGGCGGTGAAGGCTGCCGTCTGTTCGCCCTTGGCCCGTAGGCTGCCCTGGTAGGCGCCTGCGGGCTCTGGGATCCCCGCCCGGGGTGACGCCTCGGTGTAGCTGCTGTGTGCGACCCACGGGCCCGTGGCGGCGTCCAGGCGGGGGTCCATCACGACAAGGGCGGGATGTTGTGCGCGGGTCGTCGTGGCCATTCAGTACCCCAGCGCGCCGACGGGGCGCCCGCGGAAGGTAGCACGTTGTAAGGCGCCGCTGCGCTCCAACTCGTCCCGCACAAAGCGGCCGAAGTGCTTGTAGACGGGGAGCACGATGGGGGCGCTGTTCTGGCCTTCGCCGCGGTTGAGCGCGTCGACGCCGGTCTGCCCGCCGACGGCGCGCACGGCTTGGCGGCTTAGGACGGCTTCGCCGGGGAGCGCGTTGATTGGCACTTGGTCAGACATGCGGCCGCCTTGGATCATGCCGCCGCGGTCAAACGCGGGCTTCTGGCTGGCGATCACGCCGACCTGCGCGGCGGTGATGGCGCCGATGCCCACCGCGGCAAGGGTGCCCATGATGGGGCCCAACTCCGCATAGGCTTTCATCACAGCGACCCCGCCGTTGATGAGGGCCTGAGCGATGCCGAGAGCCTTGGCGCGCTTGAACTGCTTGCGGGCCAGCTCTTTGTTGTGGTCTTCGTTCTGCTCAGCCAAGTGATACATCAGCTCGGACACACCGCCCGCGAAGGTGGACGATGCGCTGGCGAAGTCGGACACGTTGTTCATTCGCAGGCGTTGCCGGTCGGCCTCGGCCTTCTTGAAGGCTTCGTGCTCGGCGGCAATGACCTTCTGCCGCGAGGAGAGATACTCGGCGTTCTCTTTCTCGCGAAGGGCCAGCGTCTCGTAATAAAGCTGCTCACGGACGGCGCTTTCAGCCGACGCGGCGCGCATGATTAGGTCTGGCTGGTCTGCGTACTTGTCTTGGATCTCGGTCAAGACCTTGATGCGCGCGGCGGCTTCGATGCCCAACTTGCGCTCGGCGTCGGCGCCTGCGGCGGCCAGCTCGTCGACGACGCCCTGAACGTCGGCGTAGGCAGCGGCGATGTCGCGCTCTGCTTTGGCGGCGTCCTTGGTGGCGGCGGTGCGGTCTTTGCGGGCGCCGGTGGCGTTGCGCTCGGATGCGGTCGCGTCGTCAAGCGCCTGCCGGGCGAGGCGGGTGCTGTCAATGTCGTCAAGCTGCTGGTTGTACGCCTGCTGTGCCTGTGCGATCTTTGCGTCTTCAACGCGGATGGCCTCTTGGGTGGCCTTCAGCATCTTCTGCGCTTCGACGCGCTGCGTCACGCTTGCGTCCGTGTTCTTATACACGGCCTTGTAGGTCTCTTGGTCGACGACCAACTTGGCCTTGGTGGCCGTAATCGCCAACATCTTTTCGCGGGTCTCTTCGGCCAGCGCTTCGCGGTCGCGCTTGGCGGCGACCTCGTGTTTGTCCAGCGCGCCGATCTCGACAAGCAAGTCCTCGCGCCGCTTTTCGGCCGACACCTTCAGCGCGGCGAGGGCGGCGGTCTGCTTGTTGATTGCGTCGGATGACGTGTTGACCGACTCGGTCAGCTTGTCAAACGTGGCCATGAGGCGGTTGTTGCCGTCGGCGTTGTCGTCGGTGGCGTTGGCAAGCGCGCTGTAGGCGGTGACCGCTGCGGCGACTGCGACGGCGGCGACGGCGAGCACGGCGCCCGCGGCCTTGGCTTTGGTGATCAGACCGCCGAAGCTGTTCTGCAGGAGCTCGGTCGCGTCCTCCGCTTCGCCGAAGATCTCGGCCAACTGCGGGCCTTGCTGCAGTAGGACCGTGAACGGGGATTGGCCGGCCAGAAGGCTGTTGGCGAAGTCGCCGACGTTCTTGCGCAGGGACATGGTCTGCTGTTGCAGTTTCCACGTCGACCCGGCGGCCTTGGTCGCGCCCTCTTCGACGACGTCGAGGGTCTGCTTTGCCGGCGTGGTCAGGGCCGACAGGGACGCGCCATAGTCTGCCGATGCGGTGGCAAGGGCCTTCTGGGCCTGCGCGGTGTTGCCGGTCAGTTTGCCCAGCCGCTCGATCTCGGCGGCCTGCCGCTGGAACTTCAGCGTCAGTTCTTGTGCCGGATCGCCAGCCGCGGCGTACTCGGCTAGCTTTGCGGCGGCATGCTCAGCCTCTCGGGCGGCGGCCGCCTGCGCTGCAGCGTTGGCCCTGATGGTTGATGCGCTTTCGGCTGACAGGCCGGCCACAGCCTTGTTGTATTCAGCGGTAGCCCGCGCCAACGCCTTCTGTGTTTGTGTCGCGTCTCCGGTTACCTTGCCCAGCCGTTCGATCTCTTCGGATTGACGGCGAAACCGCAGGGTCAACTCTTCGACGGGGTCGCCGGCCGCGGCGTACTCGGCTAGCTTTGCGACTGCGCGCTCAGCCTCACGAGCGGCTGCCGCTTGTGCGGCACCGGACGCTTTTGCCGCGGCAATGCTTGCGGCGGCCGCCTCTTTGAACGACCGCTCCAGCGCGACGGCCATCTGCTTTGCGGAGCCCGATGCGTCGTCGGGGATGCTGCGCAGCTTGCGCTGCAGCTCGCTGATGTCGGCCCGCAGGGTCAGTGTCGCTACGTCGGCCACGGGCTACCCTCCGGCGAGCCGGCGCAGCTCTGCGGCGGCTTCGGCTACTATAGCCCGCTCGGCGTCCTTGCGCATACGGCGGATGGTCTGCCAGTAGTGCCCGCGGTGGACGAAGACCACGTAAGGCACAAGTCCCTTGCGGCCGGTCTGCCGTTCAAGCGCTTCGATGACGCGAAGTTCGCGGAGCTCTTCGGGGGTCAGGCTGTCGCCACGGTCAAGGGCGGCCTGTAGCTCTACCCGGCGGCTGCGCAGGCGGCTGATCTTGCCGTAGTTTGAGGCGTCGTTCTCTACCGATGCGCTGAGGATGGTGCCGCCGGCGCGCTCTTCGATGGTGCGTAGGTACATGAAAGAGTCGCGGCTGTTGCCCGTGGCGGTCGGGAAGCGGCTGTCACCCGGGCGGGGGTACTCCCGGGCGACGTATGCCTCGGCGGCGTTGAGGTAGTCATCCAGCGCGCTGGTCACCGCGGGAGCCATGCCTCTCGCCATCGCGTCGATCTGCGTCGACAGGGCGGCGTCGATCTCCACGGTGATTTTGCCGGATCGGGCCTTGATCACTCGAGCCACGGTCACCTCTTGCGCGCGGGGGGTGTGTGGTGCGGGATCTTCTGCGCGGTCGGGGCCTGCGGTTGGCAGTGGACCCGATACCACGCGGTCAGGCTGACCCGGTCCTCGCGGGAGAGCGTGCCCCACCACGCGGGCGGCTGGCCCCATAGGCGGCAGATCTCAAGGGTCTGCCAGTCGATCCGGCCTACGGGGCTGCGGTAAAACCCTCCTCGGCGGCCACTTCGTCCTCGAAGAGCACGGCGCCGGCCAGCGCCTCCATGCACGTCCCGCCGGCCTGACAGATCGCGGTGAAGCCAACGCGCTTGGCCTGCAGGGCATCGAAGACAGCTTCACCGAACGCGGCCGGGTTGCCTTTCCACACGACGCCGTGGGCATCCACACAGAGGCCAAGGGCGGCGGCGAGGGAGACGTGGGCGGGGGTGTCCCTGCCACCCAACTGCAGGACCGCCGCGGCGCGCGCGGGGCTCTTCGGGGGGTGGACGGCGTAGGACGCGCCGCCAAGCGTGATCGTGGTGGGCAGTGGCATCGGGGCTCTCCGATGAGTGTGGGATGCCGGGCCGCGGGCGCCCGGCGGGGTAGGTGCGCTGCGGACGATCAGGCCGGGGTGATCGTGCCGTAGACCGTGCCGTTGATGGTGAAGGTGTTCGGCTCGCCTTCGCTGAAGTCGATCCGGCAGTCCACGTCCTCCATCGTGATGACGTGGTCGGTGGAGTCGCCCAAGTCGGTGCCCTCGACGGTCAGCACGACGTCGACGGTGTAGACGTCGCCGGTCGTTGCGGTGGTCGAGATGTTCGCGCTGTAGCTGTTCTTCTTGCGCAGGAAGTCGACGATGGTCCGGTCTGACGCATCGGACAGGTCGGCCATGTGCGCAGAGAACGAGACGGTGGGGTACTCGCGGGCGCCGCGGCGCAGGCTGTTGAGCGTGCCACGGGACTCGTAGGCGTTGGTGGCCCGGCCAAGCGCATCCTGCGCCAGCCCGGACAGGGACAGGTCGCCAGCGCTGAACGGCACGGTCAGAGTCACCGGGGTTCCGGTGCCGTCCTTCAGGGTGATGGAGCCATCGGTGAAGTGCTTGATTACGGCGCTGGCTGCCATGTCGGCCTCCTACTGGAGCGGGATTGTGTGGGCGGCCGTCCACGTCAGGACGGTGATCAGGGTCCGGTTGTCGCCGCTCACGGTGCGGGTCGAGCCGGTCAGGGTGAAGCGGGGGAGGCTGGCCCGGGTGATGCCCGCGCAGGCCAATCGTAGCACGTCCTCCTCGGCGAGGGCGGCCTGAAAGTCGGCGGCCGTGCCGTCGGCGCGCAGGGGGCGACTGAAGCCGACCTCGACGGTCGTCTCAACGTGCGTCCCCTCGGCCAACTTCTGGCGCTCGGCAGGCGGGATGCGCGCGCTTGCCGGGGCCCACACGGACCACGCGCGGGCCATCTTGGCCTCGGTGTCCTGCC